CACCAAATGTAAAGTGGGTTAGTGCTAATGGATTTAGTGTTAATAAAAAGATGTTAGAGGTATTACAACATGTAACTAAAAGGAATGACAGTGTTCCAGCATTTAATTTTTTAAGTGATATACAAAGACTGTCTTCTCTTGATACATACTTATCTTCATTTGTAGAGGGTATAAAAACACACACAAAGAAAGATGGAATGCTACATGTAAGACTATTACAACATAGAACATCGACAGGAAGATTTAGTGGTGCAGATCCTAACATGCAAAACATGCCTAGGGGTGGTACATTTCCTGTTAAGAAAGTATTTGTTTCTAGATGGCAAGGTGGAAAGATTTTAGAAGCAGATTTTGCACAGTTAGAGTTTAGAACTGCAGCATACCTATCACAAGATAAAATAGCAATGAAGGAGATACACGATGGTTTTGACGTACATGCGTACACTGCTTCTGTCATTACGGAATCAGGGCAGAAGATTACTAGGCAAGAAGCGAAAGCTCACACCTTTGCCCCTCTCTATGGAGCAACAGGATTTGGGAGAACGACTTCTGAAGCAAAATATTATGAACAGTTCACAAAAAAGTACAAAGACATCGCACTTTGGCATTCCCGATTGGCTAAAGAGGCTATAGAAACACAGAAGATAAAGATACCATCAGGTAGAGAGTTTTCATTCCCGGATGTCAAAAGAAGAACAAATGGCACAGTTACTAACTTTACACAGATTAAAAACTACCCAGTACAAAGTTTTGCTACTGCTGACATTGTACCACTAATACTGATGGAGATAGATCAGAGACTTGATAAATATAATTCATGTATTGTTAATACGGTGCATGATTCAATTGTAATTGACATACATCCAAATGAAGAGCATATAGTCTTGGAGATAATTAATTACGTGAATAAAAATATGAAATTTTTTATAGATAAACACTACGGTATTGACTTTAATGTACCATTATTATTAGAAGCAAAGATTGGGGACAATTGGCTTGACACAAAAGATGTCTCTTGATATAACTATAGAACTTTTAAAGGAGTTACAATGACAGAATTATCAAATATAAATGTAGATAACTACGAAGATTTAGCTAGAGCAATGGGTATGGCTACAGAGAAAAAGCAACCTAAAAAAACTAGCACACTAAATAGATTAAGAATTTGGCACTCACCCATCATGGGTAAAGCAGAGGTCAATGGTAAACTCTCAAATGTAGAGGTTGTTGAGGGTGGAGCTTATAGGTTGGAAGTTGTAAGCGAAGATTCTTCTTTTTATATTTTCTCAAAGAATATTACCATAAGACCTTTCATGCAGCGTTTCATGCTAAAAAGATATGTTGCAAATGCTGGTGCTAAAAGTGGAGAGAAAAAAGGTTCTTTCCACAGAACCATCATGGCAGATAGTCTTAACATTGATCTGAAAGATAATACAGGTCGGTTCAACTGTGGCAAACCTTCAGGTTATGTTGAAGACTTTCAAGCCTTACCTAAGAGTACTCAAGATTTAATAAGACAAATCAAGAGGGTAAGGGTCTTGTTTGGTACAGTATCTATGGATAATCCTGTAGATGAAAAAGGCATCCCTGTTGAAGGCTTAACAGATTCTCCTTTCATTTGGGAAGTTGACAACAAGGATGCTTTTAAAATATTCGGTGATATGTTTTCTGAATTATCAGAGAAATCTAGATTACCTATTCAACATGCCATGCATTTAAGTGGCACACATGCAAATCAATTACCTAATGGTAGTTCATTTTACACACCTATAGTTGAAGTTGACTACACTGAAAACTTTGACATCAATGATGAAGATAAAGAATTGTTTGGTGAGTTTAATTTATTTGTCAAAGGTTTTAACGATTGGGTATGCAAAGAATGGGATTCTAATGTTCAGAAAAGACAAGGTGAAGTTAGTCCTGAAGAGATGAACACTGTAGAAGATTTTATTGACATCGATACAGAAGAAGTCAAGTGAGGTCTAACAATCCCTTTAAGACACATAACATAAGTCATCTGTCTCCTAGTAGCATCAACACCTACATAACAGACCCACCTCAATGGATAATGAGATATCTATTTGGGATAAGGTCTGCTGGTGGTGCAGGTGCTATTAGAGGCATTGCATCAGAGCATGTGTTGGCACAGAAATATGAGAAGGGTTCTTTTGATTTTTTAGAATTAGATACAAAGTTTGTGGGTCTGTGTGGCGAAGCAGGGTTTGATCTTAATGATGAGAAAGTTCAAAAGGAAAGAAAGATATTACCTAGCTTTGGCGAAGTAATAGATAAAAATTTTAAATATAAAAAGTTAGAAACTTATCAAGAAAAGGTAGAAGTAAAGTTTGATGATCTACCTGTGCCTATATTAGGCTATATTGATTTTTTATTTAAGGATACAATAGTTGATTTAAAGACCACAACTAGAATGCCTTCTAAGCCTACAGAGGCACAGAAAAGGCAGATGGCTTTATATTCTATGGCTTATCCTAAAAAGAAAGTGGATTTGTTTTTTGCTAGTCCAAAAGATTTTAAGAAGTTTAGTTTAAAAGATTTATCTTTATATAAGAATCAATTAGAAACAGTAGCATTAAGTATTCAAAAGTTACTGTCTCTGAGTGAGGATAAATATTACATAGCATCCTTGTTCTTTCCTAATGTAGATTCATGGATGTGGTCTTACAAAGCTAAAGAAGATGCTAGTAGGATTTGGAAATTAAAGTAAGTGAATGCTAGTACTAGGACACGTGTAGCCAAAAGGAATGGCTATAAAGGTAGTTTAGAGTATGGTATAGCTATCAAACTAGAAACTATTAAAGCTAAGTTTGAGTATGAAAGCATAAAGATAGAGTGGGAAGATTTATGTTATCGTACTTATACTCCAGACTTCATTTTAGATAATGGTATAATAATAGAATCAAAGGGAAGATTCTTAGCTTCAGAAAGGAGAAAACATCTAGCCATAAAAAAGCAACATCCTAAATTAGATATACGATTTGTATTTAGTAATAGTAGATCTAAAATATATAAAGGATCAAAAACAACTTGTGCTAAGTGGTGTATTAAAAATGGTTTTAGATATTATGACAGAATTATACCTGAAGATTGGTTAAAAGAAAAAGGGAAAAACAAACATTCAAAGTTTATAAAATATAAAGGAAGGAAGATACAATGATATATAAAAGAAATCCTAATGCAGTATATATAGAGCTAGTACCAAAAGTAGAAGGGACATATTGGACTGGTGAAGTACTATTAAATATAATAGCAGATCCCGATTCAAAGTTAGATGATGAGAGCAGAGCTAGTTTAATGCATTTAGCACAGTTAGTAGCCTCTTCCGTACCTATAATGGATCTAGATCCTACACTATTAAATAAAATGGAAAACTTTTTAGAGTCTTTTGTAAAAGAAAAGTTTGTAAAACGAGATAAAAATAGTAATATAATTCATATAAATTTTAAAACTAAAAAGAGAGACAATTGTTAAGACATATAGAGTACATGAAAATGAGAGCAAAACAAGCGAGAGAACAGTCTGATCATAAGCAGACTATGGATATGGTTAATCACCCACCTCATTATAATAAAGCAGGAATTGAAACCATTGATGCTATAATGGCAGCCACAGACGGTGGATTTGAGTATTACTTACAAGGTAATATCCTCAAGTATGTTTGGAGATATCGATATAAAAACGGTGTAGAAGACTTAGAAAAAGCATTGTGGTATCTCAATAAATTAATAGAAACAAAAAGGGATGACACGAGTTAGAATAATACTTACTTTAAAAGTAGACCACGAAGAATATCCAATACCTGCTGATGGTAATTTAGGTGCAGAGATAGAGGATTATTTAAAAGATATAATACATGAAGTTGATGGTTTGAAAATAACCAATTTAAGAATAACGACAGAGGAGATTTAAATGTTAAACAACTATTTGCCAACGGATTATCAAAACTTTATTGCTTTATCTAGATATGCTAGATGGAAAGATGATGAAGAACGTAGAGAAACATGGATTGAAACTGTTGACAGATATTTTGATTACATGGAAAAGCATTTAAAAACGAAGCATAACTATGTTGTAACGAAAGCATTAAAAGAAAAGATGTCAGACACGATCACCTCATTGGGTGTCATGCCTAGCATGAGAGCTTTAATGACCGCAGGTGTAGCTTTAGATAGGTGTCATGTTGCTGGTTATAACTGTAGTTATATACCTGTTGATAGTCCTCGTAGCTTTGATGAATGCATGTACATATTAATGTGTGGTACTGGTGTTGGCTTCTCTGTTGAAAGAGAAAATGTAGATAAGTTGCCCATTGTCAATGAACATTTTGAAGAGAGTGATACAGTTATAACGGTTGGAGATAGCAGACCCGGATGGGCAAAAGCATTAAGAGAAATGATAGCTATGCTTTATGTGGGTCAAATACCTACGTGGGATGTTTCACAAGTAAGACCATCAGGTGCTAGACTAAAAACTTTTGGTGGTAGAGCATCAGGACCTGCTCCATTAGAAAATCTATTTAATTTTTGTATTGAAAAGTTTAAAGGTGCTAAAGGCAGAAGACTCTATCCAATAGAGTGTCATGATATTATGTGTAAGATAGGTGAAGTTGTAGTTGTGGGTGGTGTTAGACGTTCTGCTCTTATTTCTTTATCTAATCTTGGCGATGATCAAATGAGACATGCAAAGTCAGGAGAATGGTGGGATGAACCCGAAAGAAATATTAAAAGAGAAGGGCAAAGATCACTAGCTAACAACTCTGTTGCATATAAAGATAAGCCTGAGATGGGTACGTTCATGAGAGAATGGACTGCTTTGTATGAATCAAAGTCAGGAGAACGTGGTATATTTAACAGAGAATCTGCTAAAAAGAAAGTAGAGGAGAACGGTAGACGTAATTCCGATCATCAATTCGGTTGTAATCCTTGTAGTGAAATAATACTTAGACCTTATCAGTTTTGTAATCTTACGGAAGTTGTTTGCAGAGTTACAGATGATTTAGAATCCCTAAAAGAAAAAGTTCGCATGGCTACAATATTAGGAACTTTCCAATCAACATTAACCGACTTTAAATACTTACGTAAGGTATGGAAAGATAACACTGAAGAAGAAAGATTGTTAGGTGTATCATTAACAGGTATAATTGATTGCCCTATACTTAGACCTAATCATGATGAATTAGAAAGTGTATTAGAGCAGTTAAGAACTGTAGCAGTAGAAACAAATAAGAAGATAGCTAAAGATTTAGGGATACCACAATCAACTGCTATCACTTGTGTTAAGCCATCAGGAACTGTCTCGCAATTAGTTGATAGTGCTAGTGGTATTCATGCAAGACATAATCCTTATTACATCAGAACTGTACGTGGGGACAATAAAGATCCACTAACACAGTTTATGCAACAAGTGGGTATACCTATAGAGCCTGATATGAGTAAATCTGATAGTGTTTCTGTATTTAGTTTTCCTATGAAGTCACCCGAAGGTGCTATTACTAGAACTGAAATGACTGCTATTGAGCAGTTAGACTATTGGCTAATCTTTCAGAGGCATTGGTGTGAACATAAACCATCTGTAACTATATCTGTAAAAGAACATGAGTGGATGTCTGTAGGGGCATGGGTGTATGAAAACTTTGATGAAGTATCAGGTATATCCTTTTTACCTTTTAGTGAACATACTTACAAACAAGCACCATATCAAGATATATCAGAGAAAGAGTATAATAAATTGACAAAAAAAATGCCCACTGCTATAGATTGGAGTATGTTAAAAGACTTTGAAAAAGAGGATACAACCACCGGGAGTAAGGATCTTGCATGTGTTGCAGGAGCTTGTGAGATAGTCGATATAGAAGGAAGATAAAATGAGAGAGATGTTACTAGCTGCATTAAAGTCTTATTACGTAGGCAATATTAATAAACATATTGCTAACGTTGAGATTTATTTAAGAACATCAGTGGGTATTGGAGAACATTCTGATATTCAAGCATCCATAGATAAGGAGATTGCAGAGGTAGGCAAGTATGATGATAGGCTATCAATGATATTAAAATATCTTGAGAGACCCCCAGAGAAAGATGCTCCTAATGAAGCAAAAGAAAAAGCTACTAAGTAGACAAGAGCGAGGACTAGGTAAGTATGATGCACCGTTGAAGTTGCAGTTTAATCAGGGCATCACAGGGTTTAAGTTTAATAAGGTCAATCCCTTCCCTTCAAATACTATGCAACATAGAGAGTGGCAGAGAGGTTATAACTCTGCTTATTTTAAACAGGCAACAAGAAATGAGTCTAGAAGACGAAGCTAAAAAATTTATGGAAGGGAAGAAAAACTCTTTTCCAAAGAAGATGGAAGAAATTATAGATAATTTAAAGCGTATAGAAATTATTGCTGAAGTTACGCTAAG